GTCTACAGCAAGCCGACAGACCGCCCGCCGATGGATGAATTGCGCTTTTATATCGCGTCTGATCATGCGGTGTCTTTGAAGCAAGAACGCGACAAATCCTGCCTTTTGCCGGTCGGTTTAGACCGAGACAACAATCTCTGGGTCATGGACGATGTGGTCTGGGGACGTTACCCGACTGATGAAATCGTCGAGAAGATGATTGACCTGATGGCCAAATATAAGCCCCTGCTGTGGTGGGCTGAAAAGGGTCATATCAGCAAGTCAATCGGGCCGTTCCTTCGCAAAAGAATGCTGGAGCGCAGCGTCTTTGCGACCGTCAATGAGATTGTGCCGGTCTTGGATAAGAAATCCCGCGCGCAAGCCATATCGGGCCGCATCGCCATGGGGATGGTGTATTTCCCCAGTTATGCCCCCTGGTATGCGGAAGCGCGCGACCAAATGATGAAATTCCCGTATGCTTCGCACGACGATTTTGTCGACGCGCTCTCTTACATCGGTCTTGGCTTGGCCCTGCAGGCTCCAGTGAAGAACCCGAAGAACAAACCGGATGCGGCCAAGGGCATGACATACGGATGGTTAAAGGCGGATACGAAGCGCCGTGAGCGTGAGCGCCAAACACAATATGGAGGTTTCTGATGCCCCCGATGCTCCCGCCAGACTTCGACCCTGAAATGGGTATGGAGCCGGTTCCGAACCCGCTGGAAGCGCCTTTAGAGACGGAATTCCCGACTGCGCCTGGCGACAAGGTCATGGACCGCGACGCGCCGGAGCCGCCGGAACAGCGTGCTGCGCTGGTCGAGTCCCTGTCGCGAATGGTCAAAGATGCCAAATCCTACTGGGACAAAGAATTTAAGCAGATGGAGAAAGACCAGAAGTTCGCTGCTGGCGACCAATGGCCATCTGACACCAAGGCGGCGATTTTCAATGACGCCATGGACGACCGCTATGTCGCCAACATCACGCTGCGGCACATCCAGCAGAAGGTTGCGGCGCTCTATTGCAAGAACCCGAAGGCCGTCTGCCGCGTCCGCACCAAGCTGATGTCGACGGTTTGGGACGGCACACAGCAGCAGCTGATGCAGGCCCAGCAGGTTCAGCAGCAGGCGCAGATGGCCCAGCAGCAAATGATGATGATGGGCGCGTCTCTGATGACGGGTGCGCCGATGCCGGGTTCGACGCCTGGCACGCCTCCCGGTCCGAACGGCGAACCGGGCACGCAGCCTGTCATGCCGCCGCCTGTTATGCCGCCCCCGCCTGAGCAGGTGCAGGAGTCGCAGGCGATTTTGGATGACGCCAAACAGGCGAAAATGCACGCCGACCAGGTGAAGAAAATCGCCCGGACGCTTGAGCTTCTTTATGAATATGAAGTCTCTGAGCAGCAGCAGCCGTTCAAGAGCATGATGAAGCTCGTCATCCGTCGCGCCGCCACTTCCGGCGTGGGCTGGGTGAAATTGGGCTTTCAGCGGGTGATGGGCAAATCGCCTGACTATGACACCCGGATTGCTGACGCTCAGCAGCGGTTGTCGACTTTGGAGCGCATCAGCGCCGACATAGCTGACGGTGAAATCGAGAACGACACGGCTGAAGCTGAACAGCTGCGCCTGCTTTTGCAGGACATGCACAATGACAGCGACATCGTCGTGCGCGAGGGTTTGCAGTTTTCTTACCCCAAGCCGACCGCCATCATCCCCGACACGCGCTGCGTCTCTCTGCGGGATTTCTTAGGTGCTGATTGGTGCGCTGAAGAATTCCACCTGACGCCGAACGAAATCAAGGAAACGTATGGCGTCGATGTAGGCAAGGATTTCCGTGCCTATAATCGCGTCAATCCGAATTCTGACTATGAGCAGTTGCGGTTCCGGTCGCCTTCTGACGACAAGCGCATATCGCCTGGCGACGACGAATGCGCGCTGGTATGGGAAGTTTACAACAAGAAAGACGGGCTCGTTTACACCCTTTGCGATGGCTATAAGGACTTCCTGCGTGAGCCGTCGCAGCCGGAATTCTACACAGACCGCTTCTGGCCCTGGTATGCCGTGCTGTTCAATGAGGTTGATGGGCGGGTTTATCCGCCGTCTGACGTGTCCTTGATGCGTCCGATGCAGCTGGAGTTGAACCGCGCCCGACAGGGTCTGCGCGAACACCGCATCGCGAACCGGCCCAAGATGGTCTATGCGGAGGGCCTGCTGAGCGAAGATGACCTCGACGCTCTAAGGTCACATCCGATTAATGCGCTGATTTCGATTTCTGGATTGCAGCCTGGTCAGGACGTGAAAACCGTCTTGCAGCCGCTGTCTGGTTCGCCACTTGACCCCAATCTGTATGAGGTCAACCCGGTCTTCCAGGACATGATGCGCGCCGTCGGCGACCAGGAGGCCAATCTAGGCGGACCATCAGGCGCGACGGCGACGGAGACCAATCTGGCTCAGGCGTCGCGCGCTTCTGCGCTTGGGTCGTCGGTCGACGATATTGACGAGACCCTGACCAGCATCGCCCGCGCCGCTGGTCAGATTTTGCTTCTCAATGTGTCTGAGGAGACGGTCAAAGAAGTCATCGGCCCCGGCGCTATGTGGCCCCAGCTGACGAAGGCTGAAGTCGCCAAAGAGCTGATGCTTGAAATCGAGGCAGGCTCGTCTGGTCGTCCGAACCAGCAGCAGGAACTGCAGAATTTCGAACGCCTCGCACCGATGCTTACGAGTTTACCCGGCATCAACCCGTTAGCCCTTGTAAAAGAAGCGATTAAGCGTTTGGACGACCGTATCGATCTTGACGCCATGATTGCTGACGGTTTGCCCTCAATTCAGGCGATGAACGGCATGCAGGCGAAAATGGGCGTCGGCGGACCGCCAGGTGTTGGCCCGCAGGCTCCGGTGGCACAGGGTCCAGAGGGTGCGGCGAACGCGCCGGGGGCGGCACCGCCGTCTTCTTCACGCCCTGCTCCCAAGCCGCAGCAGCCGGAAGGTTTGATGGCGGTTTAACTTGTGATATTAGTCGGTTTTGATGGTTTACCAACACAGAGGAGCCTAGAGTGCAGGGCGACGAAGTAGCAACAGAAAGCGCAGCCCCCGTCGAGACAACGTCTCCGGCGGATGCGCCGACACAAGTTTCAGCGGATGTTGACACGTCTGCGGAAAGCTCAGGGGAAGAGTCCAAAGAGACCTTGCTTGACGCTGTTCTTAAGGTGGTGCCCACCACGACCGAGAACGCCGAAGAAAAGGACTCTGAGGAAGAGGATGCCCCATCCTCAGAAGATGGCAGTGAAGCCGAGGTAAAGGCGGAAGGTGAAGAAAAGGCGGAAGTTTCCGCAGATGACGACGAGGTGCCGCAAGACGCCCCGCCGAAAACTCGGAAACGGATGAATAAACTGCTCCGTGAACGGACGGAACTGCGCAACCAAGTTGCGTCGCTCCAGCCGAATGCGGAAATCGGAGAGCAGCTCAATAACTATGTGGCGGCGAATAATCTGTCTGGGCAGGACGTGATTTTCGCTTTGGACCTGGCCGGAATGGTCGCTCGTGGCGACTACCAGGGCTTTTATCAAGTCATCAGCCCCCTAGTTCGGCATGCTCAGGAAGTGACGGGCATCGTCCTTCCTCCCGACATTCAGAACATGGTTGAGCAGCAGCAGATGACGCCGGAAGCGGCGCGTCAGTATGCGCAAAGCCGTTTTGAGCGGGCCGATTACGAAGTCAAAGCTCGCAACCTTGAGCAGATGCGGACGTCGCAACAGCAGGCCAGCATCAAGGACTCCGTGCAGCGAGGCGTCGCCGCCCTTGAAGCCCGATTAGCCGCGAACGACCCGGATTACAAAGCCAAAGCCGATGCTGTCCGCAGGACGGCGCAGGCGATGTTGTTTGAACGCGGCGGACGCATCAACTCAGTTGATGACGCATTGAAGATAACCAATGCGGCATATGCTGAAGTGAATAAGCAGTTCCGTCGACTTCAGCCAGCAGCGCGTGCGACCGCACCGACGCCGGGCGCATCAAATCATCAGACCGGCTCAACGCGCGCTGCTCCGAAAACCATGATGGAAGCGGCTTTAGCAGCGATGCAAAAGAGCTAATTTAACGGAAAACGAAAATGGCGCTTACAGCTGCAAACGTCCAGAACATCGCCAATGCGGCGCTGGACTTCTATGTAAATAAAGGTGACTCGTTCAAGCAGTCTATCCAGAAGCGTCCGATGCTGGATGCTTTCGACTCCAAGGCGAAAACCTTCCCCGGCGGCAAGGGAGATTTGGACCTTGCGGTAATCGGAGACTACGGCGCGGGCGGCGTGGATGACACCCTGAAGGGCTACTCCTATGCCGACACCTTGACGTTCTACAATCCCGAGAACATCAAGCGCGTGAAAGTGCCGTGGCGCGAAATGCACATCGGCATCAACGCCACCTACACCGAGCTGAAGATTGACGGCATTTCGGTTGTGGATGAATTCGGCAAGACGTCGGAGCATTCGCAGCGCGACGTGACCGTTCTCGTCGACCTGCTGCAGAACAAGCTGGACGACCTTTCCGAAAAATACGCCCGCGACATGGACAAATTGATCCATGGCGATGGCGTTGCTGACGCGAAGGCGATTGCCGGCATCAAGGCGCTTGTCCGCGACGATCCGACGACCGGCACTGTCGGTGGTCTCGATTCCGCCGCCAACGTTTGGTGGCGCAACCGCGCCCGCACCGCTGCGATGGCCACGGCTGTCACCGCGACGCCGGCTCTGTCGGCTTGGGGTGGCGATGCTGTCACGTCGGCGGCTGCTGACGGCGGCGCTCTCGCCAAGGTCCTGCAGTTCGAGTTCCGTCAGCTTCAGCGTTACGGCGGCAAGCCGACCAACGCTTTCGTCGGCTCTGCCTTCCTTGAGGCTCTTGAGTCCGAACTGCGCGCGAACGGCATCTACACCCAGAGCGGTTTTGCTTCCGGCTCGACCGATATGTCGGTTGGCAAGCTGAACTTCATGGGCATCGAGCTGGTTTACGACCCGTCCATGGACGATAACGGCATGTCGAAGCGTGGTTACTTCCTCGATATGAAGGCTATCCGCCTTTATAAGATGGAAAACGAATGGCTCCGCACGCATACGCCTGCGCGCCCGCACGACAAATTTGTATTCCATCGTTCTTTGACGTCGACTGGCGCGCTCGTTCCGACGCAGCTCAACAGCTCGCTCGTTATTGATATCAAGTAGCGTGAATTCAGCGCCATCCGATTGCACTCCGGGTGGCGCTGATAGAGGCGCGCGGACCCCTGCGCGCCTCGCCTAAAGAGTGCCTTTGAGTGCAGGAGGCTAAATTGCATTTTTGTTCAGCTTATATCGCCCTTGGCGGTGACATCCGAAACGTCGTGCATCGCGGTGCGTTTGACCCGGTTTCCTATCCTGAAATCGAAGTGCTGCGCGCTATTCACGGCGATGACGCCGTGCGCGATGTGGAAGTTGTCGGCGAGCATGCGTCCAGCCCCAAGGAAGAAAAAGAGCGCCTGCTGGGCATTTATGGTCGCATTGTCGAAGACGTTCACAAGGGCCGCATCCCGTCCATGGAAATGGAAATGCCTGGCGCGAAGGTTAAGCAGCAGCCGTGGCGCAATCCTGTCGCCCGTGACCCTGCGGAATTCGGCTTTGCTGACCCGACTGTGAAAAAAGAACCTGCCCCGGAGGCTGAGGCCCCCAAGGCGAAATCAACCACGGCAAAGGTTAATCCCTTCGCTGAGTGAGGCTTGAAATGCTGACAGACACGCTCGCCAATCTAGTCGAAATGGTTCGCGCCGAGGCGGGGCATGCTCTGTCACCAGCTCAGGGCCTAAACACTGAGCAGACCATCAAGAAAACCATCATCAGGGTTGAGCGTGAGCTGTGGACCGCTTTCGAGTGGCCCACGCTCATGGTTCGTGAGCAGCTGCCTGTGCAGCGGCATCAATACCGCATCGCCTATGGCTCATCGCTGAAATATGACCAGGTGCGCCAAGCGTGGTGGAGCGACGGCAATCGGTTTCATCCGATGGAATACAGCATCCCTGAGCAGGGCATTAAGCCGGATGGGACGAATACATGGGAGTCAACGACCGTCACGCATTGGGAAGATGACGGCGCTGACGATACGCTTTTCCGCATTTATCCGACGCCGTCTCAGGATGGCTATATCCGATTTAAGGGCATGAAGCCTTTGAAGCCGCTCGTTGATAATGACGATGTGTGCACGCTTGACTCTGTTGCGATTGCGACGCGCACTGCGGCTGAAATGCTGACCCGCGCTAAATCGCAGGACGCCGAGCTTAAGATGCAAGGCTTTCAGCGGCACATCCAGAAACTGCTGGCGAATGCTGTGTCGAACAAACACAAGGTTTCGACATTCGGGTCATCGCGCCACACCTATGACCTATCGCATCATCGTCATCATCGTTTCAGGATAGGCTAAGGCTGTGCCGTATTTTCTCATAGACCAGTTCAAGTCTGGGCTTGATGTCCGCAAGTCGCCCATCACAGCGCCTGCCGGCACGCTGACGCATCTTGAAAATGCGGTCATCACGCCTGGCGGTGAAATTCTCAAGCGCAAGGCGTTTGTGAAGGTCGCCAGCGTTCCGGGGACGTTTGGTCTTGCGTCGTTAGGCAATAAGCTGGTGGTGTTCACGAAGAACACAACGCCTGCGAACCCTGGCCTGAAAGACCCTGCGGGCGTTGTTCCTGACGATGTGACGCTAGAATTCCACCGCCTGCCGAACACATCGACCACATCAATTCTGACCGATTATGACGTCTTCGACGGCAAGTTATATGTAGTGCTGCATGACCCGCAGCCGAACAACAAACTGCCTGTAGGGACTGGCGCGACCCTGCCGCGCGGCGTGCCGGAGGGAGAAGTCTATGAACTGACGTCAGACAACAACATCTATTATGTCTGGCGCAAAGGCGCTTGGGAGATGTGGGAGGCTGACAGTCAGGGGTCGACGAACCCAGAGCGAGCCCTCCCTGGAGATACGTTTTACAATACGACCGATAAAAAGAACTACGTCCGAACGTCCACCAACCAGTGGGGTGCCTGGGCTCCAGATGGCGTTGTGGCGACCCTGCCGACGACCTATCAAAACGGCGATATATGGCACAATACGACTGACG